TAGCCACTCACCGCTGGGGTGTTGTATTGGGACTTGATGGTGACATCCACAGAGGTGTCCCCCCCAATGGCCACAAACTCCGAGTCGTCCTCACTGATGCCGTAGAGTTCCCATTGGTTGAGTTGGAGGTGGCCACCATTGTTCGCATTTACCTGGGTCGTGATGAGTCGGTAGTACCTGTAATAGCCCACATCTGGGGAGATGTCTCCAAAACTCGTCGCCGACCCCTGGGCCCATTGGGTCGACATTGGTGTCTCAGCTGAGGCGGGGTCGTATGTGAGTAGGTCCGAGAAGCTGTGCACGAGGGTCCATGTGGTGCCATCGTTACTCCCAGCAATTTTACCCACCTTGGGGGAACGCCCTATATCCGTACTATTTGCTGGATACCCATAGGTCGAGGTCAATTTGAACGCCTTTGGGACCTCGATTTGGAGCCATTCACCGGCGACGTTGTCGCCACTTACACCCGTTTGTGTGGGTGAGCTGGTGACAGGTAGACCATTCCCATCATACCTGTTTGCAGCCGAAATCCAATCATGATAGTACTGTCCGTCGGGTACGGGGTCGTTGGTCGAGAGCCTATTCTCAATAGCACCATCGAAGGTTTTCCATGGAAAATTGACGCTATATGTGCTACTCGCACTCACCACGTAACCAAGTGGGGTGGTGTTAGAGGTCATCGGGAACCCTGGGAACTTCTGGGGTGTGGGGGTGGATTGGTCCCCTCGACCGTGGGGCCCCGTCTGCTCGAGTTGTGTGTTCCCCCCGACGAGGGCATCTGAGGCCATCGTAACCTTCCCCCCGTCGACGGTGAAGGATTCCGCGAAGAGTTTCCATTCAGCGAGGGCGACGTTGGCGTTGTTCCCCGCAACCTTGGTGGTCACGAGGGCGTATTTCCGGTAGGCTGCGGGTGCGTCGACGACCACCGTCTTTATGTCGGCCACAGAGGTGGGGACCACGTCCTCCCAGTACTTGAGTTCTGTCCAAGTGGAGTTGTTTGTGGCGTAGAGGTTGGCGCTCCCGGGGTAGGCTGCGACTGAGAGGGGTGTCAGTTTCATGTGGCGGAGGGTGGTTTTGTAGGGGAACTCTAGGGCTAACCATTCACCTTGCTGGGTAGACCCAGCAAGTTGAACGGAACCCGCGTAGGCGTTGGAGGCTCCCGTGTAGGTATCGTCACCGACCCAAGCCACAGAGGTACTCCCATCGAAGGCATTCCAGGTGTTTGACTCTGTAGCCAAGTTTGAGGTTGTGAGGGTGTAGGTGCCATGGTTGGTCACCGTAGTGCTGTTAGCGGTTAGGGTGGAGGGTGGTTGTTGGGACACGACGGCCAACTTATTAGAAAAAAGACCCGCGGAGTCCATCATCTCCCCAGTGCTTTGGTCGTAGGTCACCAAGTTTGCTGCGACATCTGCGACGCGGAGGGTATCCACGAAGACGTTGGCGTCAAACTTGAGGCGTCCACCAGTTTCAAGGTTTGAGGTGGCGTGGAGGTTCCCGGTGATCGCGGTGTTCCCGAGGACTTCCAGATCCCCCGATGTTGCGGTTATATTTCCACCAACCAAGATGTTTGCAGTTGTTTGGAGCCCCGTGGTGGCATTTTGGAGGATAATAGTGTCTGTGGTTGTATTGTTCTCCCCAGTCACATGGTTGAGGCCATGGGACGCGACGACTGCAAAGTTCCCCAAGATGAGGGTATTCGCGACTGAGACGTTCCCGACTACGGAGAGAACATTAGATCCTGTATCTTCGACATGGAGGTTGGACCCCACACTGAGATCGTGTGAGGGAGACGAGTTCTGAATTCCGAGATTCCCCTCGAAAAACTGAATATTCGTACTGACCATCTCTGTTGATATAAGGGTATAAAATAAATAGAAAAATTATTGCGGTGGAGTTGGCCACGTGACACCCACTAAATTGCCAGTTCTATCAAGTTGGGGATTTGAATTTTGAGGCAAATCCCTCAATACTTGGCGATATTCTAACCACAGTGCACGACTTTCCGGTGTTGGATGTGGGTATCCGGGTATAACCCGGAAATCTGATTCTCTGAGAAGCACATTTCTCTTATAACGTAACAACTGATAAGGGGTCATATACTATAGGAACACAATTTTATTGTTTCATTATGTATGTGAGTGTATAATATGGTGGCAAATTTTTATCTTTTCCACTAACTCCACCCGGATCTATCGATAAATCGTGTGTATGTTCTCCCGATTCATCCGTATTTTGTGTAGCTGATGTTAAAAATGAGGTATCTGTACCAACTATACAGGTTACTGGTTGATTTAAACCTTCGGTACCATGGGCGGTTATTCCGTGTTGGTGTTTTCCAGATGTTTTTGTTTTCCCTGAATGGGTATGAGTGACAGCGACGGCATCCGGACTTCCACCCACCTCATTTATAGAATATTTATTCCCCGAACCAACTATAAAACGGTTTCTGAGATCGGGTGTTCCTTCATTTCCGTCACAAATTAACCACCCCCTCGGTATATCCATATTTGATCCTGACCACATGATTATACATCCGGAAGGTAGAAATGGGTTGGATACACCATCTATCTGTAGATCGTCAACTTTTATTGTCCCAACCTTGGATATATCAATGTCTGTGTTTCCGATTTCTAAATTACCATGAACATGCACAATTTTCGGTGGATCTACTCTCGGCATTATACTATAAGTGTGTTTTTTATTTAGAACATTTCTTCGAGTTTTGTGAGACGTGAACTGATAGAATCGTTTTCTACTTCATCGTGTTGAAGTTGTCTATCAACTTCTTGGAGAGCTGCGGTGGCTACAGTGAAAATTGCATTTTTATCGAGGTAAACAAAGTCATTCACCTTTTGTCCGAAAATAAAAATTTGATTACTTTCTAAATTTTCTTTAATTTCTATAGTTTTGTCGTCTATTATTTTTACGAGGGTGAGGTCCCTAGTTTGATCACTTTCATCCATGGCTTGGAGTATGGTGGCGTTACTTTCCAAATTTGATGTATTAAACTCCGAAAATGTAATAACATTCTGACTCACGTTTGTGAGTTCATAAATATTCGGGATATAGTCTGAACCTATTTTCGTTGCGTATGGGAGGGTGTCCCTAACTTCTTGGGCTATGAAACCCCATACGGGTTCCTCACCTTTGGAAACCAAATCTTTGTAGGTATATTTTTTTGGTTTTAAAAGTCTCAGAGTTTCCAATGCCGAAGCATCATCAATGTCAATTATATCCCTTTTGATTCTATAATCCGATGAACTTATCGTTCCCTGCGACGAAATGAAATAGTTTCCTGATACGATTTGGTCGGTTGCGTAAATACTTGGATCACTGGTGGACGCGCTATCCGATGTCAGTGCTTGATCATACCTAAAATAACGCCGTTGGGCAGCCTGTATCAAACCAGCGTCCCCATGAACGTGGAGTTTTGCATGAGGGGTGGCTGTTCCTACACCGACGTTTCCAGTTGTGGTATCTACATACAGGTTGGCCGTCCCAACTTCGAAGGTGTAGTCTTTTATAGTTTGTTTAGTGTATTGAAGGTTGTCGAAGACCCTCACGTGGCCCGCACTGGAACCGTTGCCGTCGTTGAAGGGGCCCCCCACCGCGAGACGGGACCCATCCGAAGAGAGGGCGACGGAGGAACCGAAACGGTCCCCAGCCGCCTCACCGTCTATGTCCCCCCCAACTTGGGTCCAGGCACCCCCGACCAAGTCAAAGACCCTCATGTGACCCGAGTCTGTACCACCCCCGTCGTTTGCATAGCCCCCCACCGCGAGACGTGTTCCATCCGAAGAGAGGGCGACGGACCAACCGGAAAAGTCAGAACTCGCCTCACCATCTATGTCCGCCCCAACTTGGGTCCAGGCACTCCCAGACCAGTCAAAGACCCTCACGTGGCCCGCATTGGAACCGTTGCCGTCGTTTAGGTAGGCCCCCACAGCGAGACGTGTTCCATCCGAAGAGAGGGCGACGGAGTAACCGGAAGAGTCCCCAGCCGCCTCACCGTCTATGTCCGCCCCAAGTTGGGTCCAGGCACTCCCAGACCAGTCAAAGACCCTCACGTGACCCGCACCGGAACCGGTGCCGTCGTTTCCGGTGGCCCCCACGGCGAGACGGGACCCATCCGAAGAGAGGGCGACGGAGTAACCGGAAGAGTCCCCAGCCGCCTCACCGTCTATGTCCGCCCCAAGTTGGGTCCAGGCACTCCCAGACCAGTTAAAGACCCTCACGTGGCCCGAATTGGAACCGGTGCCGTCGTTTAGGTAGGCCCCCACAGCGAGACGTGTTCCATCCGAAGAGAGGGCGACGGACCAACCGGAAAAGTCAGAACTCGCCTCACCATCTATGTCCGCCCCAAGTTGGATCCAGGCGCTCCCAGACCAGTTAAAGACCCTCACGTGGCCCGCACTGGTTCCAGTGCCGGAGTTTTGGTAGGCCCCCACAGCGAGACGTGTTCCATCCGAAGAGAGGGCGACGGACTGACCGGAACGGTTCCCAGCCGCCTCACCGTCTATGTCCCCCCCAACTTGGGTCCAGACACCCCCGCCCAAGTCAAAGACCCTCACGTGGCCCGCGTAGGAACCGGTGCCGTCGTTTTCGTAGGCCCCCACAGCGAGACGTGTTCCATCCGAAGAGAGGGCGACGGACCGACCGGAATAGTCCCCAGCCGCCTCACCGTCTATGTCCCCCCCAACTTGGGACCACACTCCCGCACTAACAGTGGAATATTCAGATGAAAGTGTATTACTAAAATATAGGTTTCCTGTTGTGTTTACATTTCCGTGAACATCTAACTTTTGTAGTGGTACATTTGTTCCTATACCCACATTTCCAGTTGTCCGGACAGCATTTCCAGAATTTACCGTAAATCCACCCGAAGATATACCTGTTAGTCCTGAACCGTCACCCAGAAGTGAAGTAGCTGTAACATTACCACCCACAACTATATTACTGGAGACTACAAGACTTGTTATGGCATTGCTAAATTGCACCGTATTGGATGTGACGTTTCCACTATCGGCTGCTTCCTGTAGTGTAGATGTCAACCCGGTGAGTAGACCACCGTCACCTGATACAGATGTCGCTATCATAGTTCCTACATTTGCAGTTCCACGAACATCAAGATCGAAATCGGGTGTATCGGTTCCTATACCAACATTTGAAGTGACTACCAAATTCGAAGTTCCAACATGAAGTGTACCATCGGTTATAAGTTTGGTTGTTGTTAAAGTTCCAACATTTGCTGTTCCGTGAACGTCGAGTTTGAAAGCAGAGGGTGTCGTTCCAACTGCGACATTTCCGTGAATAATTGAAAAATTATTTTGAACCACCGCATTTCCAAGAATATCTATTTCCATTTCTTGGAAGTTTAGGATATGATCATCTGTAAGGGTGTTTTGTGTAAATCCCATAGAAAAACGTTTTTCATCGCTATGGTAAATGAGAGCAACATTGGCACCCTCGTGTTCCATCAAAATACCCATATCCATATCATGGTCTACGTCACCCGAACCAATACCAAACAATTTATCTTCAATTGTTACATTATTTGAATGTAAAACAACTGTATTCCCTGAAACAGTGAGATTACCAGTAATTTGCATATTACTTGTTGTCAACAACCCACCCTCCACATGAAGTTGTTTCTGTGGATTTTGGGTTCCTATCCCAATACTTCCCTCAAATGTCTGTATGGTTGTGTCCATTACTATAGATTAGAACATTTCTTCCAAAGTTTTCAATCTCGTTTTAAGATTTTCTTTTCTTTGTTTTTCATTTTGAAGTTGTGTATCAATTTCTTGGAGAGCGGCAGTTGTTATAGTAAATATAGAATCTTTGTTTAAAAATGTAAAGTCTTCAACTTCGCGACCAAATAAAAATATCTCTTTATGTTTCAGATCAGTATCGATCCGGAAAGTTGTATTATCTATAATTTCAATTATAGTCGTATACACATCTTCACCATCAGGTGTAATAATTTTAATTTTTTCTCCAGAATTTAATTTAGAAGTTCCATAAAGAATTTTATTTTTATCAGAGACCTTAGCTAACGTATACATATCTGGAACATATTCAGTCCTTAACTTTGTTGCGTATGGAAGAGTGTCCCTAACTTCTTGAGCTATAAATCCCCATACAGGTTGTTCACCCCTATTTACGACATCTTTATATGTATATTGTTTTGGTTTTAAAAGTCTTAATGTATCTAACGCTGACACCCACGCACCAACATCATCTATATTTGTTTTAATTCTTTCATCTGAAGCTGTAAGGGTTCCAAATGCGGACATAATTCTTTTTTGGGTGACTATATCCGAGTTTGCATAAATACCATGAGCTCCAACTGTGAATGTACCACTTGATAAAGCTGCATCATATTTAAAATGTTTTCTATTTCCACTACCATCAATAGCACCCGCTGAACCTACTACATGGAGTTTTGTGAGAGGGGTGTCAGTTCCTATACCAACATTTCCAGTTGTGGTGTCCACATATAGGTTGGCCGTCCCAACTTCGAGGATTTGGTCTTTTATTTGTCGGTTTACTTTATTTACATATTCATAAACTTTCGCATAACCAGTGACGTCAAATGGACCATTTTTCCCTGAACCTACAATAAAAGTTTTTCCATTATTGGACATTGAAACGAACGTGGGATCGGTATTGTTCAGAGTCGATCCAACCTGATTCCATGACCCCCCAGTGTATTGGTATACTTTCACTGCCCCGCTATAGTTTGTCGCGTCTTTGTTATTTTCAGTAAGAACGAGGTGGGTGCCATCACCTGATAAGGAAACACCAGTTCCAAGATAAGAAGTGGAGCCACCAAGTATATCAGAACCAATTTGAGACCAGGACGTTGTGCCACTATTGTATTCCCAAACATTGACACGTCCATCATGAGAGGAATAACCATAGGCGCCTATGGCTATTTTTGTTCCATCAGCAGATAAGGATGCTGCTATGCCTAAATATTCAAAAGATGCACTCCCTTCAAAGGTGGCTCCAATCTGACTCCAAGACCCTTCGCTATATTCGAAAACTTTTACTTCTCCTGCTCGTGACCTAACTGGATTTGTTGCGTTTTGTTCATAGGTGCCTATAGATACTATTGATCCATTTTGGGATAAAGAAAGTGAAGCCTTGTTCGAGAACGTGCTGTCCCCCGTTCCATTAATAGACGATCCCAGTTGAGACCAGGTTCCACTACTATATCGATACACAGTCACTTTCCCAAAATCGGTCCCAGCATCGTCATTATATGCAGAAGCTGCTGCAATTGTATTGCCGTCACCTGAGATAGTAACTGTGTGTCCTAACCCGTCACCAAAGCTAAAGCCGGAGCCACCAGCCGCACCCGTGTCAACTACAGTTTCACTCCAAGCTGTTCCATTCCAATCATACACATAGACCCTTCCACGTAGGTTTGTGTTTCCAGAACCACCATATCCTGGAGCACCCACGACCAATCTTAAACCGTCGCTCGAAACAGACGCAGACTGTCCAAAATAATCAACTACACTGTGACCATCTAAGTTACCTCCACGCTGTGTCCATGCCCCCCCTGTGTTTACATATACCTTTACCTGTCCTTTGGAGGGAAAAGGTCCGGGCTCTTCTCTCCCTCCAACAGCTATAACACTACCATCACCGGATATAGAAACTGTTTCACCAAAACGTGTATTAATGTCGCCACCGTTAAAAGTGGAACCAATTTGTTCCCATATAGACTGATTAGTGGTTTTTATTGAAAACACATTACTCGAAAACACATTACCTTCAATATTTATATCTCCTCGAACATCCAACGCTCTCACAGGATTGTTTGTTCCTATACCAACATTACCGGAAGTGTGGTATGCATTTCCTCCGCCCGTCGTAAAACCACCACTACTAGATATACCTGTTATTTGGCTACCGTCTCCTAAGAAAGATGTTGCTGTGACATTTCCGCTCACCACTATATTACTAGTCGCAACAAATCCCGTGATGGCATTTGAAAATTGAACCGTATTTGAAGTTGTGTTCCCACTTTCACAAACTTCATGAAGATTCGAAGTTAATCCCGTAAGTTGACTTCCATCACCGGAAATAGATGTGACTGTTAATACACCAACATTTGCCGTCCCGTGAACATCTAAATTAAATAGTGGTGTATCTGTTCCTATACCAATTCGAGACGTGGTTGTGTTTACGACCAGGTTTGAGTTACCAACTTCTAAATCACCTGTGGTGGTCACCGCGGTGGTGGTGAGGGTTCCAGTGTTTGCGGTTCCATGTACGTCGAGTTTGAAAGTGGGTGTTTCTGTTCCCACACCCAAATCACCATTAACGATTGTAAAGTTATTTTGGACGAGAGTATTTCCTCGCATGTCAACTTTTAACCGATGCGTAGGATCTTGAAAGTGGAGAATGTGGGAATCTGAAAGTGTGTTTTGGGTAAACCCCATTGAAAATCTATCTTCATCTGCATGGAAAATCAATGCTACATTTGCATATGTAGATTCCATTAGCACACCCAAATCCAAGTTATGATCTATCTGCCCTGAACCCAAACCAAAAATTTTGTTTGCAAACGTAATATTATTTGAGTTAATAATCGTATTATTACTGGAAACTTCAAGATCTCCATTCATTTCTACATCGCCCTCTACAAGTATTTCACCTTCTATATGAAGGGTTCTAGATGGGTTGTCCGTTCCCATTCCAACGCTTCCTTCAAAAGATTGAAGGGTCGTGGTCATTAATTTATCCAAACATTTTTTCCAGTCTTATAATTCGTTCTTCTAATCCGTCATTCTTTTCTTTTTCAATTTGAAGTCTCTTATCAACTTCTTGTAGAGCTGAAGTTGCGATTGTAAATATTGCATCCTTTTGCAATTGTTTAAAGTTTTCAACCCTTTGACCGTAAACAAAAAGTTCATCGTCAATTATTTTTTCTTCAACTTGTATTATTTTCGAATCAATTATTTTTTTAAGTGTAAGAGTATATGCATTTTCATTTTCATCATATACTTGAATGGTAAAAGAATTACTTTCTAAATTTGAAGTATCAAAATTTGTAAACGTGAGTAAGTTGTCACCGCCACGTGTAGCCATATCGTAAATATTTGGAATGTAAGATGTATTTGTTTGAACTGCATAAGGGAGGACGTTCTCAACTTCTTGGGCTATAAATCCCCATACGGGTTGGTCACCTTGAAAAACAACATCACGATAACTATATCTTTTGGGTTTCAGAAGTCGTAAAATATTTAACGCAGTATCATCTTTTACGTCCTTAATATTTTGTTTAATACGACGATCCGAAGCTGTTATAGTTCCACTCTTTGAAATTATTCTTTTTCCAGAAACGATGTGGTCATTCGCGTAAATAGACATACCCGACAAAGATCCCGTGTCAGCTGTTAAATTTGTGCTATGGTTAAAATATCTTTTGGAAGCAGAACTCACAATCCCCGATGAACCCTGAACGTGAAGTTTTGCATATGGAGTGTTTGTTCCTACACCGACGTTTCCACTTGTAGTGTCTACGTATACATTAGACCCTCCAATTTCGAATATCACATCTTTTATAGTTTGTTTTGTGTATCGAGGGCTGTCGAAGACCCTCACGTGACCCGCATTGAAACCACCACCGTCGTTTTGGTAGCCCCCCGCTGCGAGACGTGTTCCATCCGAAGAAAGGGCGACGGACCAACCGAAATAGTCGGAAGCCGCCTCACCGTCTATGTTCGCCCCAACTTGGGTCCACGTCCCACCACTCTCCTCGAAGACCCTCACGTGGCCCGCGTCTGTACCAGTGGTGTCGTTGGCGGCGGCCCCCGCGGCGACTCGTGTTCCATCCGAAGAGAGGGCGACGGAGATGCCGAAAAGGTCCGACGCCGTCTCACCGTCTATGTCCCCCCCAACTTGGGTCCACGTCCCACCACTCTCCTCGAAGACCCTCACGTGGCCCGCATTGGAACCGTTGGCATCGTTTAGGTAGCCCCCCGCTGCGAGACGTGTTCCATTCGAAGAGAGGGCGACGTCCCAACCGAAATGGTCCCCAGCCGCCTCACCGTCTATGTCGTCCCCAACCTGGGTCCACGTCCCACCACTCTCCTCGAAGACCCTCACGTGGCCCGAGTCTGTACCACCCCCGTCGTTACCCCGCCCCCCCACTGCGAGACGTGTTCCATCCGAAGAGAGGGCGACTGACCGACCGAACTCGTCATTAGCCGCCTCACCATCTATATCGGACCCAACCTGGGTCCAGGTGCTCCCGACCAAGTCGAAGACCCTCACGTGGCCCGAATTGGAACCACCACCGTCGTTGTAGATGGCCCCCACTGCGAGACGTGTTCCATCCGAAGAGAGGGCGACGGACCAACCGAACCGGTCCCCAGACGCCTCACCGTCTATGTCGTCGCCAAGTTGGGTCCATGCCCCACCACTCTCCTCGTATACCCTCACGTGGCCCGCATTGGAACCGTTGGCATCGTTGTAGTAGCCCCCCGCTGCGAGACGGGACCCGTCCGAAGAGAGGGCGACGGACCAACCGAAATGGTCCCCAGCCGCCTCACCGTCTATGTCCGTCCCAACTTGGGTCCACGTCCCACCACTCTCCTCGAAGACCCTCACGTGGCCCGCATTTCCCCCGGTGCCGTCGTTTAGCCAGCCTCCCACAGCGAGACGTGTTCCATCCGAAGAGAGGGCGACGGACTCACCGGACTGGTCATTAGCCGCCTCACCGTCTATGTCTGCCCCAACTTGGGACCACACTCCCGCACTAACAGTGGAATATTCTGTTGAAATCAGATTACTTGTATAGAAATCTTTCGTAAGATTTAAGTTACCATGGATATCCAATTTACGTGATGGTGTATCTGTCCCGACACCGACATTCCCAGACGTGCGAATGAGATTACTCCCACTTGTCGTGAAAGCTGCACCGACACCAGTTAATGCTGACCCGTCACCTATAAATGAGGTGGCTGTCACATTTCCACCAACTACTATGTTACTTGACGTCACTAACCCAGTTATATCATTGGTAAACTGTAAGGTATTCGAAGTTGTGTTTCCAGTGTCTGTTTTTTCTTGTAAAGTTGACGATAACCCAGTAAGTTGACTACCATCACCGGAAATGGATGTGACTGTCAATGCTCCAACGTTTGCTTTTCCGTGAACATCTATATTGAATAAAGGTGTGTTTGTTCCTATACCGACTCGTGACGTGTTTATATCTACATGTAAGTTTGGGGTTTCTAAATTAGATGTGATTGATAGTGATGTTGTTGTCAGTACCCCAACATTTGCCGTCCCGTGAACGTCCAATTTCGTTCCAGGTGTTTCGGTTCCTATACCCATATTGTCGTGAACAACAGAAAATGTATTTTGAACAGTGGTATTTCCACGTAAATCAATTTTTAAAAGGTGGGTGGGATCTTGGAAATTTAGGACATGATTATCTGTAAGGGTATTTTGAGTGTACCCCAAAGAGAGCCGTTTTTCATCCGCATGATATACCAACGCCACATTTGCATATGTTCCATTATCCTTGTGTTCTAGAAGGACCCCTGTGTCCTCATTGTGATTTACATGTCCCGAACCAATTCCAAATATCCGATCGTTGATGGTTATATCATTGGAGTTAATAATAACTGTGTCACCTGAAACTGTTAAATTGCCTTGAATTTCCGTTTTATTTGTTACTAATAATCCACCTTGGACATGAAGGGTTTTAGATGGATTATCAGTGCCAATTCCGACACTTCCCTCGAATGTTTGTATGGTGGTTGCCATTACATTAATATAAGAAACTTATTTCGTCGGAACCACCTTTTGTAATTTTAGAAATTTTACCGTCGCTGTGTTGTGAAACATATTCGATAAACAGATTATAGTTTCCTTCGGATGTTAAATCGATAGTTGGTTTGATAAATACTGTAGTTGTATTACTTGTAACCTCTGACGACCATGGATTTGTATTTGTGTTCCCAAATACAGCGGCTGGACCTCTTGCTACATCTAACGGGGTTCCACCAGTTCTGTGTCCACCACTAACTTCTATAGACATTGTGCTAATTTCATTATCAGCGTGGATAAGGTGAGCCACGATCTTGGCATAAAATACATGTTGGGTGAAAACGACCCCTATAGTTCCATTTGCTATACTAGTTCCGTTTGCGATGGTATTCGTATAACTATAGGTTTTTTTACTCACACCACCCGCATTTATTATTATACCACCCGTTGCTTTAAAAGCAGCATTTGTGTTGGTAAATAACACCGTGTTTGAAGTCGTGTTTCCCAAATCTATAATATCACCTAAAGTTGAGACTGTTGAGACGTTCGATAACGTTCCACCATCACCATGAAATGAGGAACCTGTCACCCTTCCACCGACAATAATATTTGAGGTGGTTGTAAAAGCTGTGGTGTCATTTGTAAATTGGAGGGTGTTCGAGGTCGTGTTTCCGAAATCGGATACGGATTGTAGTGTTGTAGCTATACCAGTGAGTTCACTCCCATCACCCAAAAACTTTGTGGCTGTAACATTGCCTCCAACAACTATGTTACTTGTAGTGACTAGACCTGTGGTGACATTTGTAAGTTGGAGGGTGTTCGAGGTTGTGTTTCCGAAATCGGATACGGATTGTAGTGTTGTAGCTATACCGGTGAGTTCACTCCCATCACCATGTAGGTAGGTGGCTGTGACGTTACCAGTTGCTGTCAGGTCACCATACACTTTAACACGGAGGTCTTCGGAGGCGAGGGGCACGATGGTTGAACTACTCGCACTACTTTCAGTGTAAGCCATTACGAGTTCATCACTAGATTCTAAATATCCAACAGCTACATTTGACTCGGGTCTATTCATAAGAAGACCCAAATCTAGAACTGTGTCGGAGGAGGTATTATTCTTTCCAAGTTCGACGATAGCATCTGTGATGTTTAGGTTTTGTGTTGCAATTAAGGTTACATCACCTTTGAAATGAATGTCTCCACCTACAGTTAGATCTTCACTAATATAGGTGTTACCCAAAATATGCACGACATTTGAACCATCATCATCTATGTAAACATTTGAACCAACTGTCAGTGTATGACCTTGGGGGTTTGTGTTGGCTATCGAGCAGGTTGGTGCGATGTATACCACATTTGATGTTGGTGCTAGGAACTGTTTGTTTCCAGCATTTAAGACCATTGTATGTTCAGCCTGGTCTTTGATGTCCTGTGTTTTAACCTGACTACCTAAACGAACTTTGGTAGAACGTTCAATCGTTGGTAAATTTTTAACTCCACCCCTGAGACGGAGTACCAAGTGAAGTGTAGATTCTTTCTGAACGTTGTAATCGGCAAGTGTTCTACCATCTTCTAATTGTTTACCCGCAAAAATAAGACGTTGTTGATCAGGTGGGATTCCTTCTTTGTCTTGTATTTTCGATTTGATATTATCTATGGTGTCAACAGACTCGACTTCGAGTGTTATTGTTTTACCTGTAAGTGTCTTGACAAAAATTTGCATACTTACTATTATTATATGTTTGTATTTTAATTTGCATATAATAGACCAGCCATCCCATTTTCGATTCTCAAAATATTGTAGTTGACTGCATAAATTGGGTCATTGATTGGTAGGGTTTTACTCATAATTTTAAATGAACTTATTCTACTAAAGTTGAGAGTCCCCGTTGGTTGTAAAGAACTTGTTGATAAACAAAATGGATACAAGAAAAAATCGGGTGAAGTTACTGAGTGTGTATGATAGTAAGAACACGCATCTACATGATGAGGTTGACACCATTTATAATCACCTATATCGATTCCATTAACATTCATTTTAACTTTATTTGACCTGGAGGTCAGAGCTCCGTCATCATCCGTGTTTGAGCATGCGATATATTTAACGGGGTGACTAAATGTAACTTCTTGTACAAGGGCGTTCGATGCTTCATTTTTTTGAACTTGTGTAATGAGGAGATCATGTTTACGGGAGGCGATGTTACCACGCTCTTCATTGTCTAGGTAGTAATAGTTTGCAAAAAGTTCTATATTATAGGCACTCGCATTTGGACCCCAGTATATTCTGAGTTCAACGTTATGGTAATTTAGAGCGACTAGGGGTAACGCACATTTCGCACCTTCACAGAAAAAGAAACGGAGAGGGTAAAAATATGACGAGGCGCTTATACCCGGGTGTGTACCAATTGCACTCTTCGATACACAGGTGGCGAATGTATCGATTGCAATATTTTCGGTAAATGTGGAATCTTGGGTATCGACGACCGACCCACCAATGAGAAGTTCAACTTTATCGACTAAAGTTGACCATTCCTCAATTGTTTGACTTTGAGTCGTATCATCAGCGGTGAGGTAAACGTAACCCAGTAGATCACCAGTTTTTTCAAATTGAATACTAGACATTGAATTATTTTTCACTTCTCCGTGGATTGTTTGTTTCTCGACAGACTGTGAAAAATTAGCATGTCTTTTGAAGGTTGAATTAAAGAAAGAAATTTCGGGATCGCCCATGATATATTTATCCTGAGCCCCGATGGCAATCAATTGAACAACTCCAGCTGACATGGTATACTATAGTAAAGGGAGAAAATTACATATTAGGTTTCCTACACACAAAACGGAGGATTAAAAAGTTATTTTCGGCGGGGTTGGGTGGTGATATGAGAACACCATCTTCATTTCTAATGCTTACGGTTAAACGATCAATAGATCGAATTGGATCGATGTATTGGGTGGCAATTGGGTAGTTGTCTCTAAAACTAATGATACCAGTATCGTCTGTAGTTACTAAACTGGCAAAAGAATTACGGACTATACTTCCGTCTGAGAGTGGGGGTGGATTTTTCGATGCTCGATCAGAAAAGATAGAGTCTAACTCTTTGATGGACACGTAGCAATGTTCACTACCATTTGCGGGGGTTACTGTATTGATTCGGGCGGCTAAAAGTCTAGCCTGAACAACATTGCGAAGAGGTTGATTAAGATAACAGGTGAAAGAATTTGGTGTCTGTCCAACTGTATCAACCGTGATTGTGTGATATTCATAGTTAAGATCTGGAATTGTTCCCGTTGGGGAAGTGATCAAAGCCATTTATAGTAAGCTTAGATTAAAGATCCACCAATTCCATCCACGATCGTGTAGGAGGCGTGTTCACCAACAAGTTTTTGGGCACCACACAGTCCACCTGGGGTTAAACTTTTGGTGTATGGACTATCTTCTTTACCAGACCCAGGAACACATTCCATCCGATTTTCTAAATCGAAAATTGATTGATCATTGACAATTTCAATAACAATTGGTTTAGGTTGATAGGCGCTTGTTTTTTTCATGATATTGAGAATGACAATAACAAAAAATAAAATAACGATGGCGGTTAGGGCATTTCGATCAGTACGATTGAACTTGAACATTTATAATCAGGCAACATTATTTTATAAACTGCGTTAAAGGTAATTTTTTTAGTTTCTACATAAAGAGTAGATGGATGAAGAGATAGTAATCGATCGTGGTAACTCGACGGTGATGAAATTAGATGCAGACGAACAAGCTCTCATGGATGAGATTCAAATATCTGTTCCAAGATCCCAGCCTGTTCAAAGACCAGCAAGACCATCCGCTAGACCTACAAACGCTATCCCCCAAGAAACGATGGATGCATTTGTCAACCCCAACAAACAGACTGCACCAAGACAACCCACAGAGGAAGAGGAAATAGATTATGGTGAGGATTTCTATGACGATGAACCATCGATGGGTCCTGGTATTTCTCAGGAAGAACAACCTTCCAAGGGGTATACTTCAATTGACGAAGAGAAGTCTGACCTCCTTAACAAGCTTACGCGTTTAGAAAAGAAGGGATTTGCTGTCAATAAACGCCTAAATGCATATTCAAACATAGAAGAACTCCGGGCTGAGGTTAAGAGGATTACCTACAGTATCGATGTGGAGCAATCTATTCGTTTTTCTCGGAGAATGTTAGTTGCATGTGTGACTGGACTTGAGTTTCTTAATAAGAGGTACAACCCCTTTGAGATTCAATTAGAGGGATGGTCTGAGTCTGTGATGGAGAATGTAGATGACTATGATACCGTTTTTGAGGAACTCTACGTAAAGTATAGATCAAAGGTAAATGTTGCACCAGAGGTTAAGCTGATAATGATGTTGGGTGGTTCCGCGATGATGTTCCATCTAACAAATAGTATGTTCAAGTCGGTGATGCCCAACATGAATGATGTAATCAAACAAAATCCGGATCTCGTTAAGAATATGATGAGTGCGGTTCAGAATACCACCCGGTCTCCTGGTGAAACTGGTGTGGATGCCCCTGTTGGTGGGACGGGTCAATATGAAATGAAGGGTCCTGGACTTGATATTTCCAGTTTGATGGGTGGTGTTATGATGCCACCAACCCCCCCGATGAACACAACGCCCCAGGTTGCTCAGGATGCACGCGACTTTGACGTCGCGGACGACATTTCAGATATTATTTCTATTTCAGGGGACTCTACGGGTGGTGAAGTCAAGGAAGTGAATGTGGATTCTTCTAAACCCAAGCGGGTTCGAAGAAAAAAGAAAACTGAAATTAATCTCTAGATATATATAAATGATAGCGTATTGTCCGCTAGAGGATTTAGAGCCTCCGGTCCGACAAAAAAAAATTGTCGAAGAACCCGAACCTCAGATAGACTCGAAGGTTGGACGTGAAGAAACTGAAATGAATTACGTCATCATGGCTTTCATTATCGGCGTAGTTATGCTAGCCGTTTCTGATTCCATCAGGGCATAAATGTAATGAATCTACTAAGGGGTTTTCCCCCAAAGTAAATTTAGTAAGTAAAGGATTTCAAATCTGTCCCACCGGATTTGATCTTGATAAGTTTTCCACCCAACGAGGAATGAACTTTTGAAAAAATGTCGTATGAATATCCGATTCCTGTCGTATTTGCTGGGGTGATAGTCACAGTGTTTGACGTTGTCGTGACGATGGGACTCCATGGATTTGCGTTCACGCCACCAAACATTTTTTTGATACCCACGGCTATAGGAACAGATGATTCTGTGCCATCACTCGTTCCTCCCTGAAATTCAAGAATCATTGTGCTTATGTTTGACACATTCGTGGTTTCTCTCAATTGAGTAATTACCCGTCCATAAAATGCCGCGTCTGAATATACAAGTTGTATCTCTTTATTTGATACACTAGGTGCGATTGTTACTACATTTGAGTAACGTTTACACGCCATCTCACCCTCACCGTCATTCGTCACTACACCACCTTTGAATTCCGAATGACCATCTGAATTAATTTTTACTCGTTCCGTTCCCTGTGTTTTCAACGTAATGTTTTGGTTTTCTATATTAGAGGTGGAACCACCCATAGAAATTTCACTTACATTCGAAGTAGATGGGTTTGTAGTTTGCCCAGCCTGTATAACGAGGCGTTGTATTTCGGGTTCACCCACAACTGTTTCGGTTGTATCCGCGTGAATAACAGCTGAATTGTCTGCCGACACTTCTTCTGTTTTAATTTTTCCCATATCAATACCACCCGCGGGTGGTGGGGCACCTTCCGTAACCTTTTTAGGTGGGATGTCGAGTTTACTGGTGAAAATCTGATCAGTGAGAATAAGAACACGGGGCATCTCTATATTAGTTACCGAATAAAATACCCGCCATACCATTTTGTATTCTGAGAATATTGTGATTTAATGCGTATACAAATATATGTGTATCTGTCCTATTCGACCCCCTTTCAGCATTTCTTATAATCATCTTAGCGTTATCCAATCTACTGAAATTACATGTCCCAGTGGGACTGTATTCAGATGAATTTACACAAAAATGAAACGGGAAATATCTTGAGTACAACATCGTTTTACTTTCGGCTCTGTAATCTATGTGTGCAAACTTAGATTTCAAATAGCTTTCAACCGTGTGGAAATACATAGGGGACATATTCTCTAATAAAGCTGTTCCATTTATTTGAATATCCGCGGTTCCAAATGTAAATCTATCGGTAACATTATCATCATCTAAAGTTCCAAATCCAAAAAACAGGGACTTTACCGGGTGATTAAATTGGGAGATATCTAAACTATTATTATTAGTTGTAGCAAAATCAATGGGATACTCAACCCTTTGAACCTGTGTAATCATCATTTCTATCTGGCGATTTACAAAACTTTCTCTCTCATCTGTGTCTAAAAATATATAATTACCGTATACTGAAATTTTCTTCTGACTTGCTGTTAAACCCTGTTCTACGGTTCCATTGTAATAATTTGTATCGAAATTGATTTTAATTTCTACTGTATGATTCTGTAAAGCAACTAAGGGTAAATATGCCCCACCATCACAAAAAAAGAAGTGAAATGGTACAAACGCTATATTACCTACGTTGGCTTTTACGTTTATCTCTTGGGATTTAGTCCAAGTATCAGCTAGGTAGTTTGGCCAAATGTCATTGTAGTAATCGTAGTGTTGGGAGTCAACCTTTTGTCCACCAATATAAAGATCCACCGTTGAATTGTAAAAAATGTTTGACGATATATTAGCTTCTCCAGTTCCTTCACACCACAATCCGTTTATAATGTCACCGTATACAGGGATAGTAATAGAATTATCGGTTTCGGTAACTTCTTTTATAAACTTTGGGGCTTGTGAAAAATTCTTATATCTCGCAAACTTTGTTCGAAAAAAAGAATGACCTTCGTCACTTGTTAAATAAATGTCTTGTGCTCCTTTTGATACAATCTGGACTAATGCACCAGACATTTATTAATTATGTAGATTATAAAAATAGACACTTTCCCTGAGGGAAGTCTGGTTTTTCCTGAACCCCCTTTCCATGAATCTTGAAACCACCTTGTCTATACACCTTCATACGTTTGTAATACATTGCTGTGAAGATGGACCATGGATCGTGGATATCGTATATGTGGGGGTTATTCTTTTTACCCTTGGTTTCTCTCATTATTCTCCCAATACTCTGTGTGATGTCTGATTTTGGTGAAGCTAGAATGACCGTATCTAGGGTTGGTATGTCCAAACCTTCGTGGGCTTGACTGAATGTTGCAAAGATGATTTTCTTTTTAGAGGATTCTTGGAGATCCTTCTCCTTCATACCACCCATGTAGAGCCCCGAACTTTTGGGAAAACATTGGTGAAGAAATTCACAATGAAATCTCCGGTCACTCAAAACGAGGAGTTGCCTCGTTCCCGCTGAAGCTTTTTTTACGAGTTCTGCCAACATTTTGTTCCTATTTCTGTCCTCGACCAACTCCGTGATCATGTTGGGCATCGAGATTTTCCCATTCCTCATGGAGGGTGGAGGGTTGCGGTAATTGAAGCATTCGTAGGTGACTGTAAATACCTCCACCTGTTCCTGATTCTTCCTCTCCACTGCGAAGAAGGTCGGTCCCATGAACCAATGGAGGACTTTGGTGAGTCCATCCTTTCTCTCTGGGGTTGCAGAGAGACCGAAAATGTGCTTTGGGCACAACTTGAAGAGAGACTGACTGAATACTTTGGCACATATATGGTGGGCTTCATCTACGATGAGGGTCCCAACACTTTCAAAGTCCCCAAAACTATACTCTTTTAGGGAGAGTGATTGAAGCATAGCGATCACAAAATCACAATCAACCTCCTTCTTATCTTGTTGAACGACACCAATGGTGGCCCCCGGACAGAATTGTTTAATTCTCTCCCTCCACTGATCGGCTAGGAACTGTTTATGAACGACAATCATTGTCCTATAGCCCAACGTACATGCTATTGCCAGGGATACGGTGGTCTTCCCAAAACCACACGGGAGTGAGAGAACGCCATGACCCGCCTTAAGAGCTGCAGCAAGTGCTTCATTTTGGTGTGTTGCGTCTCGAAGGGTGCCAGCAAACTTGGTTGTAATTCGGGTGGGTTGGGGTCTTCGGTCCTCCCTAGGTTCACCAAGTTTCTCGATGCCATAGAAGCGCGGGACACAGATACCATTTTTAATCGTTTTAAAAACTTTAAAAGGTGGTGGCGGAAATCCATAATCCCCATTGACTATAGGTCTTACGGTAAGCTCCTTTTTAATTTCCTGGAGGGGTCCTTCTGTGGCAAGGTACCCCGTTCTCGTGAGAACTGTCATGTATACTAAATTAGACGGCAGAAACTTTAACTATATTCCGAAGATTTGAGAACCCACGAAAACCCTGAATAATCACCTACGTTCCAATATCCTTTGAAATCAATTTCTACTTTGATTTCATCCCCTCTTACACAGGATTGGAGGGGTTTTCCCTTAACTTCGCACATGACCCGTCTGTATCTAAATGGAATTTTTACTTTGAGAATACTTCCTTCCAAAGGATTATCAATATTAGAATTCGTCAGAAGGTGATTCATTTTCATTTGAGTATCATTGACTCGCGTCACCAGTGCGGGTGGAATTCTAATACGAATATACTTTTTACTATTATATTCATACATTGGTTCATACACGGAAGCTAAAAACTTCATTGATTTCTATTACGATATATTAAAATTAAAACTATAAGTATCATTGTCAAAAGTAATATACGTTGACTCAAAGTAAATGGTTTGATTGGTTTTCTAGTTCCGAAATATTCATGACTGAGTGTTCTAGAAACTTCGACAGCTGATTCTATACTTGAATAAGGGGTATTTCTGGGTGACATCATGCCACACATCGCAACTTTTGAACATTTTCCAAAAAACGGAAGTTGTCCATGTAGACTGAGAACCCCGGAAGATTGTGAGAAAGTCCAACCATCTTCTTCACTCCAGTCCGCACCCCACCCAATTCTAGTTGTGTTTGGGGAGGATATACCCAACTGATCAATCACCTCAAGTTTTAACATTTCTGGTGTGTTTGACAACACTTCACGTGTTAGGTTACAGATCACACAAGATACAGTTTTACCATCCGATAAAACTCTGGGTTGTAAATTCCACTTCGTTTCGGATGCAATTTCTAAATCCGACTTCAAAGTGATTGGTTCATCGTAATCTAAGAGAACATTTATAGCTCCGTAGGTACTTTCTCTAACTTTTTTGTCAGCATCAGGACCCCAGTTGTCTCCAAGGGCTTTTAATGCTGGACTATTATCAATACACAGAAACAATTGTCCATCGTCAATGGTAGTTCCATTTGAAAATGTGAGTTTGTAACTATCTTCTTGGTATTCGATATCTTTCATTTCCATTCCAAACACAAAATTTACACCTTCTTCTGTGAGTGCTTCTTCCATCGCATCACCCATCACTTTACCTGAAACTCTTTGTGTATATGGTTTGGCTAGGGCCACATGATTTAAGTTTTGAATAAATTCATATGCAGACATCGTGTTCCACGTTACGCCATCCATTATAAGGGGTAGGTTTTTTAGACACTTTTCTCCATTTTCACTTAATTTACCTATAGAGTCTTTAAGACTTATTTCCTTGAACTTGGTTGGTTGGAATAATACTTTCATTACAAGTTTTATCAAAGACATATAGTCACTCGCATTCAAGGACTTTAATAAAAAGTTTCGACCTCCCTGATCATTTGTTGGTTCAAACATGTCGTCCCATTCTATATTCATTTCATTGAATAATGAACGTGTATTGTAGAAGGTGTCAAATAAGAGTCGATGTGCGTGGAGATCCCTCAGACCAATTTCGGGTTCCCACCATGAACCACCAGCCGAAGTTTTTCGGTCATAAATAGTTATATCATGGTCTTCTCCTGATTTAAGAATCTCCCAAGCGAGAGACATCCCGGTTGGTCCTGCGCCGATAATATGAATCTTCATTCTACTCTTAGTATACATTAAAAATATCTTCATATCATAGGTATGTTGAGTGTAATAAAACCCTTGTCAAAACCAACTCAACAGAAGGTAAAGACTTGGAAGTTTGCCGCCAAATTCCTGTGGAAAGAGCGTTTTGTGGAAGACAAATCGGAGCTCGGGAGATGGACAAAAGATCAACTTCTCGATCTTGGTCCAACATTTGTAAAATTAGGACAAATTGCGTCTACGAGGGGGGACCTCTACCCCCCAGAGTTCACCCGTGAACTTGAATCTCTCCAAGATGACGTTCCCGCCTTTGATTGTAATTTAGTTAGGGATCAGATTGATCTAGATATTTTCAAGGACTTTGATGATATCCCATTTAAGTCTGCGAGTATTGGTCAGGTCCACAAGGCTACTCTCCAAAATGGAAAACCCGTAGTTGTAAAATTGAAAAGACCGGGTATTTATGATACGATGCAATCCGATACAGAAACTTTGAAACAAATTCTAAAAATAGTTCAATCTGTGGGGATTGATACTGGGAATAGTTCAGACTTTGTTCTAAATGATTCAATTGAATATCTTTTGGGTGAAGCAGACTATGTTCAAGAAGTCAATAATGCGATCAAATTTAGGAAGTCTCTGAAAGATGTTGAATGGATTAAGATTCCACGGGTGTATAAAAAATACTGTACGAATGAAATGATTGTAATGGAATATGTACCAACAGATAAGATTACTGAAATCAGGGACGGGAAAATCAACAAATTAAAGGTGTGTGAAGCCCTCGTGAATTCATACGTCATACAGACCATGGAGGCTGGTCTGTTCCACGCTGACCCACACCCCGGGAACTTGGGTATTTCGAAGAATGGTAAGCTGGTCTTCTACGATTTCGGTTTAGTCATCCCACTATCGGATGAACTCAGAGAAGGTTTCAAAGACCTCTTCTTTTGTATTGTAAATAGGGACACCTCGGGGATAGTAAAAATTTTAATACGCCTGGGGGTCATCGTCCCAACGTCTACGGATATCTCAGACATTGAACTTTTTTTTGAGAGCATCCTTGGGTACCTGGAGACCCTAGATGGTGGTGCTATCGTAAACGATGAACTCGCCGCTGAGCTGGCTATGGAGAAACCCTTCGTCGTACCAACAAGTTTCGTCTACCTGGCGAAGTCCTTCTCTCTCATAGAGGGTATATGCATTCAGTTGGATCCAGAGTTTAATTACTTCACCTACCTGGAACCAATGATTCAACAGCAGTTCTTGGAATCATTCGACTTGGGGGAAATGTTTATGAAGACGACGGAGATTCCCTCGAAGATTGGGAAAATAAGCACAGCTGTTCTGGGTTTGGAGAAATCCAGAGCATCTATGAGACGGTCGATGGTTAAAACGAGGCAGGAAATACGGGTAGTTCAATATAGTATAATTTGTGCTGTATTGGCGGAGAGGTTTCACGATACACCCTTGGCTGGTGTGTTTATATTGGGTGCGATATGGTTTACTTTTCGTAAAGATCGATAGACTTCTTTACACTCTTCTTGGGCTTGGACTTTTCATCCTTCTTGACAAGTTTCTCATGTTCCTTGTAGTATTCCTTTAGCCTCCTCTGCTCATCGCGGACAATATCACTCAATTTACCTTTGATCTTGTCCACGTCCATATCCCGATCCTTCTTGATTTTTTTACTGAGCCTCTTGAAGCCCTTTTTACTGGCGAAAATAGTTGGTGAAGTTGCGATGGCAAGCATTTATTATGTAGGGACATTTATTTTTAACCTCTTTAGTTTTTCCTCAAACTCCCTCCTCTCCCCCGGGGACTCTATAGTCTTCCCAGTTTGGAGGGCTTCGATCTCTGGCCCCGTGAGATGCATCGCATTGACCCTAAAGTCTAGGAAGGCTTCCATCGTGACGGGGACTAGGGGCTTCACTAAGTCGTAGATGGCGGTGGCGTAGTCGCGGATCTCCTTTTGGGCGTGACCGTCCATCCTCAGATGGAGAAAGTGCATGAGATTGTGGAGGTTCATTTTCCAATAAAACTCGGTATAGGTAGACTGTGGGAGCACCCCACGGCTTTGTTCACGGCAGGCTCCACCCTCTAGGAGTTCCTCGTAGACATCAAAGGCGTGGGTTAGGTGTTGAGATACCTTCCCAGTGAGATCCTCTCCAACATCGACGACACCCTCTGACCCCTGGTGGTTTACTTGGGACTGCCCCCTCAGAGTATCCGGTTCATAGTACTCCTTGGGTACGACGGAGTAACGGGCGGATAGCTCATTAATTGAGGCTGTTCTATGTCGCATATGTTGTCTTGCGATGTAGATGGGCATCTTAATGTGAAACTTGAATTCGACC